TCTTCTTCTGACCACCACCGCCACGGCGATTGTTGTTCTGCTTGGGCTGCTGCTGGGTTTGCTGTTGCTTGCCAGTAGTAGCCTGCTGCTTCTTCTTGTTGCGCGCCATGCGAAGTTTCTCACTGTTTCCTTCACGGGTTCAGTTTTCGCCAACCATCCTCCTTGTGAAGACTGAACGATCAGGGACACTCACGTACGGGAACAGCCGTTTATAGACTGAGGAAACCGCCGCGTAGTCAACCTTACTACCCGCGAAGTTGATGAGGGCACTCAGCAGCCCGCTCTGATCTTTATGTGGAATCGTCACGTGCTGTAGCTTCCACCACTGCCGTGGAGCTGAAGTAAACACGTAAGTCCCGTCTCGGCAGAGTTCACGTGAACAGAACTCAATGCCGTACGGCTCATCACCTTCTGCAAGATGATGCTCCTTCACATCAAGACCAAAGTCTTTAAGGAAAGCGAGGTACTCCCGCACATGCGCTCTCGAGAGCCTGTCAACCGTATCATCGCCAGTCGCTATAAGCGCGGCGACCAACGGTCGCTTGGACACCAGGTCAAACAAGTACCTGATGAAAACCTGCTCACGAGAATTGTCGGCCAGCGTTGAAAATCGACCCGAAAGTTGGATCGGTCGTGGCAAGTACGAAACTCGCCCGCCAGCATCTAACACCCGGATGACCTGGAGCGCGACGTACCGCGCCTTCAAAAGGCGAATAAATCGCGCAGCATCAGGTCCAGGGCGGACACACAGTGCACGCACCCTAAAATGGATGCGATAAAGGGAGTTAACTGGTTTCACCCAGTCATATGAGCTGAAGTCTTTCGACAACGTCACAGGATCATCAAGGAGTGCGTCGCAGTGAAAAGCGTAGCGCATAACGCGCTCAAAGTCACCATCAAGGCCGGTAAAACCGACTTTAACTGGCAAACGCTCAAAGTGCTTCAACTCGTACTCGTCAAGGAACGAGTGGAGCAAACGCTCTACAACTTGGTCCTGCGCAGAAACAGAACTAATGATCCGGTAACGCCCCTCACTCACC